ATCATCGATACGCCCATGTAGCGCACATTATAATGAAACGCACGCAAACGCCCAAACTTACGGTAATTCGTCGCATAATTCCGCTTGTATTCAAGGACGCGTTCATAAAGAAATGTCACAATCTCGTCGTATTGTTTCACATTCAGGTCTTCTTGATACACGAGAAACGGCTCGATGAACGCGAGAACATCTTGTAATGTAAGACGGCCGTGGATATACTGGCGCATCATTTCGAAAATATTACGGGTTTTTGGTAGTATAACTTCGAGGAACTTCCGATATTTGTCGCGGGTGGCGGTGGCGGTGGATGCGGCGGCGGCCTCTGGTTCGATGACAAACTGCTTGATTTCATGAAGCAGGCTGTGGGCATTCAAATCCAGAGGCCGGTCAAGATCGGTAATGTCATGGGTCGTAAGTGTCGTCATCTGACGCAACATTTCCCAGTAATGAACATGTTTGGTATTGAGGTCGGATTTATCAAGAATATTGATACTCGGAAGTGATATGCGCGAATGATAAATAACCGGCTCAGGAAATGTCATAAAACCGACAATATTCATTCGATCGTTTGGGGTGAGATTGGAAAACTCGGTGGTTCGTTTAAGGACGGCGCCCGTCATGCCATCGCCGCCGCTACCTGACGACATCCTGGCTTGCTGAACCTTTGATAATCCAAGATTATACTTCTGAATAACGAATCTGCGACGTTTCACTTCTTCGCCTTGAACGACCGACGAGTAAAAATCATCGAGATTATCGATCACCGCTGTAATATTCTCATTCACCTGCCGCGTGCTTATTACGTCTTGCGTGTAACGGGGCTCATAACTCGGTGAAAAATGCCGCGACGAGAGATTTGTCATATACTGCGCATACGTCAATGACCCATCATACCACTGACGTTGTAGTTGGCCCTCTGCCTCTCGTTCTTCCTGAATTAGACGAGGCGTAATATCCATTTCAGACGCGGTTCGTTCATCGATGGGAATATCGTATATCACCTTCCGGTTTTTCACAATCGGGATGATCCATCGAAGCGCATGATCCATCCGCATTAATGTATCAACCAGCGGGCGATAAAGTGCGCCCTTCGGCGGCGGGATTGCGGGGTCGCCGTTGGCATCAAACTGAGAGAATTTATGTCGCAACTCGCGAAATCGGACCACCATCCGCTGTATATGCGCCATAACCGTGCGGGTTTTTTCCATAGAAGGGACATTTGTCATAAGCGTATCCAGCAAATCATCACACTGCTTATCTAAATTAAAACGGCGGTTCTCTTCTGGGATATCTACGGTTTGAACAAGAACGTCTAATTCTTCGCCCACCTGAATTTGGTCGGCGTCGATTAAGATTGTGCGTAATTTCTCTCGGAGTGCTGCGGTAGGAACCTGAACCTCCGCACCGGTCGCGGGACGACGCATATCCGAGAGCACAGTATGCTCTGATGCGCCGACTGGTTGATCTGTAGCGTCTTCGCCGCCCTGCGCAGTTCGGGCGATCTGACGCTGTCTTCGGCGTTCTTCCAACGGCGATAATGTTTCACCTGATATCGCATCCATACCCATCGTTAAAAATCCGGCTTCGTCGGCGGTGGCTCCAGCGGCGGTGGCTTCGCCTAGACCAGACTGTCTTTCCGTGCCGAATGATGACGGCGGTGCGCGTATCTTGATTTCTTCAATCGGTAAATTCTCGGGAATACCCATATAACCGAAATTAATGTATATCATCTCGTCTTCCGGATATGTGCGTATCTCAATCATGTCTTCTTCTACATTCGTAATCATACCCGTAATAATGGTCGGAATATCTCCGCCGAAACGGATATCAACCCACGTAGATACGACTAAATTATTTTGCCTCACATACCCTTTCACTTCGGCGCGACTTAAAAGTTCGATGGAGGTTATACTTTCATCGGCGAGGTTGCCCGTTGCGTCAATTTTCAATATGGTATCGTCGAGAGTTTCCGTATCGATCAGTTTGATTTTACGTGAAGATACATAATCAACGAAGAAAACGTGGTCATGGATTTCCTGATGCGTGGGGGCGATTACCCGTATAATATCGCCGAGCTCGATTGTCAAAGATGCTATTTCACTCGCGGCTTCGGCCTGGACTTCGGCTTCGGCTTCGGCTTCGGCTTCGGCTTCGGCTTCGGCTTCGGCCTCGAGATCAGCGTCCTCCGCATCAACAGCTATTGTTGGTTCAACATCTTCTTGTTCCATGCTACTAATTTATCTAGTTATTATATATTTACATTTACATTTACGTCTTTTTCAGAACGACTTACAATAACCGATATAAAGGTTAAACATAATGTTATATAGATTATCGTAATGTTTTCTATATCTTCTATTGAATTTCCTGACCTTACTGAGTTCGCAAATAAAATAAAGTCGAGCTCGCATGAAAAAGCCGAGTTTGATGAAATCCGAGCATGGTGCGCAGATAGAGGATTTCTGCTTCATTTTTCTAAAACTGGGTCGTCCGGATTATTTTATACATTGAAATATGACCGTGCTAAACTCACCGCCGAGCAATACGAAACGGTTGGACGGTTGCGTTCAGTTGTTTTTGATAAAAGCGGTCGTATTTGCTGCGTCGCACCACCCAAGATGCCGACTCTTACCGAGGAGATGAAGAAGAACTCCGAGGTGAATTCGGTGAATGGCGTGCTGGTCGCAGAGGAGCTGGTGGAGGGTATCATGGCGAATCTATTCTGGAACGAGGACGAGGGTAAGTGGTTTATCGCGACGAAGAGTTGTGTCGGTGAGGTTTCATTCGACCATATTCTTCAAGCGGAGGCGGAGGCTCAGATCGTTGCGGCGGCGGCGGCGGCATCGGAAACTCCGACAGAAGATTCATCCAAAGGATTACAGCGATTGGGCGTTCAAGAAATATTGCGCCGTCGTATTTGCGATGTCCTTAGCTTGCTGCGGAATGGTCTGGACGCGATTCCGAAGCAATACTGCTATTCACTCGTGATTCAACATCCGAAGAATCAAATCGTGAATGTGATTACTGTTCCGAAGCTGTATCTGGTTGCTGTGTATCAAATTAGTCAGGCGCAGGAAGCTGAGACTAGCGGCGTCAATGTAGTCCGTCTCGATCGCGACATCTTTTCTGCCAACTTTGGCGGTAGTGTTTCACATACACCTTCAACGCTGACATGCGTTCTTGATGATGTGCCGACAGATGCTGCGACTGCGACGGGGGCGGCGACTGCGACGGGGGCGGCGACTGCGACTGTTGAGGATTACGTCAGAATGTATGCGTCTTCTGAAACTCGTTCTGTGTCGATGCCTGGTGTTGTTTTCGTCGATAAAGATACCGGCTTCTGCTACAAACAGCGTAACCCCAAATACGAGAGCGTGAAGAAGCGCAAGGGGATGGAGCAGAAATTGATGTCGCAGTATCTCCAGTTACGTAAGGACCGCGCGATTGATGAGTATTTGAAGTATCACCCACAACATTCACGCGCATTTCGCCAGTTCCGCGACCGTCTTCACGATTACACGCAACGACTATATGACGCATATATTGAGCATTACGTGAAGAAGGATGCCAAACCTTTGAAGGAGTATGACCGGGAATTGAAGACTCACATGTACAAGATTCATTATGACGTGTATTTGGCGACGATGAAACCGACTGGGGCGTTTGTTACGAAGCACACGGCGATTAACTATGTGAATCAATTGGCGCCGGCGCAACAACTGGCATGCTTGAATGCGACTCCTCTGGCGGTGTCGGCGGTGGCGGCGAGTGACGGTGTCGGCGGCGAGTCAGATGCTCCGCGTAAGCCATTTCAAAAGAGACAGATTGAGCGGGCAACCCCGACGGATAGAACTGGTGGCGGGTTTCGTAGTACTCGGCCTTCAAGAGGCGGGCGTATGGTGCCATCATTGACGATCCAAATTCCAAATACGGACGCGGGCGCGGGCGCGGGCGCGGGCGCGGATGCGGATGCCGACGGACAGGCCCAAGTAAAGGGAAATAAGAATAATGGAAGCGTGAAAGTCCAGAACCAGTTCGCAGGATTGGACGTGGATTGACAGACGGGTGGGAGAGCGAGTGAATAAATAAATAAATAAATTGATTGATAATAATTGTGATTACTATTATCAAACGAACGAACGAACGAACAAACGAACAAACAAATGCCGACCCCGACGACACCGCCATCCACGCCCTTCCCAGTAGATACGAGCGAATATTATGGGTGGTTTTCGGAAGCGGCGCAACAATTACGGGTTTCATACCCGACTGTACATATGCACGTGCGCACGAAACAAATCATGATGAGTCCGCCATATACATACTGGACGCAGGGTGACAAAAAAGTTCTCGTGACAGAAATCACACACACGAGTATCCCGACTCCGCGACAGGTCGCAAATGGCGATATATGTGTGGGACGTGTAGATAGTTATGTGGGGAGGTCGTATGTTAGGAGGTTGTTGTAATGTTACGGCAGGTTTAGCGGGCGAACAGGACTATGACATCATTTAGGATTTTTTAGGATTTAAAAAAACCACGATTAAAGGCACTAACCGCCACATTACCAGCCAGGTTACCTAGTTTGCCAGCCGCTGAACTCAATCCTTCTTTCATTACTGTTGCTCCTTTGCCAGCAGCTGAACTCAATCCTGCTTTCGCCCCTTCCTTCATCATCTTAGCATTCTCATATGCGGAAAGCGCAAATGAAACCAGCGGGCTATTTTTTACTTTTTCAATACGCTCACCTACCTTTCCGGACATATCAGCTAAAATCGCAACCTTTATTTTTCTGAGACATTCTATATCCGCGTCATTCATTCCAGATTTAGTCCTTATCTTTTGAAACAATGCCTCCATTTGACTATCTATTTTAGACTTAATACCGTTAATGCTCTTCGTAAGAATTCTTTTGATTTTTTCGATTGTTGATTCAGTAGTTTGCGGGGGAATTTCATCAACAGTCTGAGTTTCAGCTATTTCAGACTCTAATTCAGACTTTAATAATTGTTCTGGGTTTATGATATTTTGTGGAGCTCCTTCAATAGAAGAGGTATCAGCCGATGTATCATCAACCGGTTGAGCATTATATTTTGTAATGAAATCGGCAATACACTTACTGACTTCTGGGTCGGCTTGAAACGATTCTTGTAGTTTATTAAGTTGTTCTAATAATTGTGTTCTGGCAAGTGCCGACAGACCGCCACCTCGTTGTTCTCGTGAAAACTTCGACCCACCCCCCACAATTCTAACTCCACTTCCTAATATTATAGTTAAAATCTTTATAAAAACATCCAAATTTTTAAAGACGACTGGCAATATTTGTGGCAATAATCCTAAAATCATTTTTATTAGTTCTGCTTCCGGAGAACCACCACCACCACTCTGCATTTTACGACGCAGAGTCGTTTTCAATTTTCGAATCGTGCGTCGTTTTTTATACGCGCGTTTTTTAGACGCACGTTTGGAATAATACTTCGCCATTATATCAATTCAACACGTATATATTATACTAATACAATAATTTACATTCGAAAGTAATGATATACATGCAGGCGGATAAATATGTGGGGAGGGGGA